TCACAACTTAATTTTGTATAATCATCAAAATCAATTACAAAATTTTCACTTTCATTGTCTTTAATCGCATAATAAGAATCAGAAGGTAATAAACTTGAACTTAAATATTGACTTTGTTGATATCCTTTAACAAAATTCTTTAATGGTGATTTTTCTCTCGCAAATATGTTTATACGAGGTACACTTCCAAATTTGTATTCTCTACCCACATTCTTAATAACTACTGTATATGGATTAAATCCTGTTAATGGTATTAAACTACCTGTAGAATATGTGCTGTCATCCCATTGAACATCTAAATATGGTTGATAAATAGTATTAGTTTCTTTACTGAAGAATCTTATACTAGAATTAACATCATTTGATTGAATTAATTCAAGTGAACTTATTAAAATGAATCCATTGTTAGGAATACATCCACAAATCCAACCTTTAACTATTGGAGTAACATCCATGTAAATATCGGATGTACTATAAGAATATGATTGTGAACATATTAATGAACTGCCGCTCAATGAAGATGAACAAAATGATGATATATACTTTGATCCGCTAGAAATATTATAAAATGATGATGATGTGCTAGAAGTTGGTTGTAAATAAGTTGATGGTACATTATACAACCATGTAGCTCCTCCATTTTGGAATGATGCAGATCCTAAACTTGATGTTAAAAGATAATCACTGAAATCATAAGTTTCTGTAGATGACGTAGGTGAATACCACAAACTAGAAGTATTTTGTGTAGTATTATAATACCAACTAGCACCAAAACTACCTAGTCCTTCAGTGTCATATCTTCCTATACCCATATCCCAACTTTTGCTAATTGGATACGCATAAATTTTATAATCTAATGGTACTTCACTTGTAGAAGATGCCTTTAATTTTAAGAAAAATTTAGATCCATTATTTATATCTCCCGTCAAAAGGGAACTTGAAATTGCAGTTAAATCAAATTGAATCAAAATTCTGCTAAATTCTGGATCATTAGTAAATGTTGTAGTAGGATTGTAAACACTCTGTGTTCCTTGTAAAGTTCCATTTATACATCCATCGAAATTAACTAACGATCCACTAGCAGCAAAAATTGAACCAGTAAAAGATCCTATTATACTACCACTTATACTACCAGTAACTGAACCGTTATAATTAGTTAAACTCGATGTAATCGGAATTCCAGCACCATATGTTCCTGATACATATCCATTATAATTTGTTGAAGTAAATTGAGATGATCCACTAATGTATATATTTGATGATTCCGTAGAACCTGATAGGTAACTTCCAGAAATATTTCCTGAATAGTTTAATACATCAAATGTAGAATAACTACCAGAAAGACTTGCAGAACTGTAAAAAGTTACATTGGTTACTAATTGATTTTGTGCTTTTAATTCTAAAATTTCGTCAATTCCAAAATTTTTATCGGCATAACCAGTTTCGTTAGTTATGAATGTGTCTTGTTTTGGAAATATAAATGTGTGCATACTCTATTATATAAATATAAGTATGAAATTTATAAGACTTTTAATGATAAATTTATTAAATTACTGCACCTCTAATATCATTATCTGGATATTTGACTTCAAATACCGATGGATCTAATGATGGATATATAATCTTATTATGAGTTGCTTCTGATAAGTTGTATTCATGTGGAGAATAATCCCCATCATTTTGAGTAAGATTTTTAAATTTTACTTCCGCAATTGACTGTACGCCTTCAACTTTAGCTAATTCTAATTCAAATTGATTAGTATTAATTGGTTGATTAAAATACCATTTGTCAATATTAAAGAAATCTTTTGCTTTTTGAAGACATTGGTCCAAAACTTCTTTTTTATTGAAATTATTATATACTACTATCTTAAAATCTATTCCTATATTAATGATATATCCATCAATAATATTAACACTATCCGAAATAATTTTGTATTTTTGTAAATATTGTCTGATATTGTAAACTAATGCTTCATTTGTTTGTGTCAAGTTTTTATTTGAATTGTAACTCAAAACATATAAATTTAAACTAAATGGATTAGAAACATCAAAATTTACTTTTCTAAAGTTATTTTCTAAACTATTATTGATCAATGTTGTTTGATTTTCATTATTTACAAATCCGTTTAATAGTGTTTGATTTGTAGAAATTGATAAATCTGAATTTGGTATTACCATTACTTTTGCAATTGAACCAAATCTTGGTGGTATTGAATATATTCTAGAAACATAATCGTCAACAGTAACTGTTCTATTTTGAGAACCAAAATTAGCCAAAGCATTTTGTCTTATTTCTTCTACACTTTCTTCATTTTGTCCACCAATCGCAGGATTAGGATTGGATATTCTTAATGAATTTTTAACTGTAGTTAATAATGAATTTTGTGACGGTGTTAAACCAGTGGTATCATTCAAATATGTAACTGAAGATATATTTTTGATTGTATCCGATGGTGAATTTGATAACAATCCACCCCCAACCAAATATTGTACAGTTAACACTGTATTTGATGGCGCTTGACCCAATGTTTCGGAATTTAATAGTTTACTAGTATCATAATTTAAATTCAAATTATTGATATTTTGTAATCCTACACCAACCAATTCGGAATTTGGATAAATTACTTCATCAGAAGTCGCATCTGTACCAGCACCAAATTCAAGATATGTTACATTATTCGCAGTAACATTTACAACAAACTTTCTTGATGTTTTTAAACTTTTAATTAATTTTGGAACTTCAGATGAATATTGAACATATGTGTTATTAGTAAAATCAGTATTTTCTGTTTCAGTAAAAATCAGATCTTGTGCCAAATAATCAACTTCATACCATTTATTATTATCACCATCTCTTACATCAATTATGTCTACAACATTAAGTTCAGACAATGATATTTTATAAAATGGCACAGAAACTCCAACAGTAAATGATTTGGTTGTAATCTTACCTGCAATAACTTTTGCAGATTTCTTTAATAAAAAAAATTGTGGTACACCATAATTGTCTCTTGAATAAACAGTAACTTCTCTGGGAGAAAACTTGCTATCAAGAGAAAAATCAATAGGATCGGTTGTAATAAAACTTACTCCACTTTCATTAGAAACTTCCATATACTCTCTTATTTTGAGAGCGTAGTTATTATCCGGAATATAATTATTATTCGAATCCTTAATAGATGGAATTAATTGATATAAATCAATATTTGTAGTAGAAGATTTAGTTGGTTTTGTTTTGTAACCAAGATAATTTGCTAATGCGAGAACATTTTTTCTTTCTTCTGCAAATGGCATTAAACTTTCTTTAAATTGATAATCTGTATAATATGAAAGAACATCTCCAATATATGATGCCATTTCAATAAACATCATACCAGGAGATGCTTCACTAAAATCTTTATATGTTCTTGGAAAGTATGTTTTTGAATATTCAATTAAAGATGTTTTAAAAGAAGAAAAGTCTCTATTAAGATACTTAATTTCTCTACGGGAACTATTAAAAGACTTTTGTATGATGTCTGCCATAATTATATATTATTTTGACTAATTCTCAAACTAAGTGTATCCGTTTGATTATTAATCGTAAATTGTATTTTTATATATAATATATAACTATCTGTAAGTTTATTTTTTTCTTGATTTGCTATGTTAATATCAACTTTATTTACTATTACGCCTGGTACATAATTTTTAACTTCGTCCGTTATAATCTGTTTTATTATATCAGGAGATTCTTCTATATTTTGTTCAAATAAATACTCTTGCAATCCAGAACCAAAGTTTGGATTCATTCTACGTTCACCTTTTTTGGTTCTTAAAAAATTAGTAATGTTGGATTTTACTTGAGTTAATGTATCATAACTCTGTTGAAAATATCCATTTTTACCAATTTGAAGAGGTAATGTTAGTCCTATTGGATTCATATTATCCCATTGATACCATTCCAGAACCTATACTTCCGGATTGTTTCTTTTTATCTACTGCTTTCATTAAACTTCTAAAATCCCTATTAAGAACATTCATCACTTTACCTTGTTCTTCTGTTACAGGAGCAGCTGGTTGTGGTGTTTCTACGGATTCATTCATTTGCATACCAGCAAATGTTTGTGATTTAAATGAAGAATCAAGGCCAGCCATTGAACCTTCACTTGGTATTTTAACTACTGTTTGATTCAAAATATCATTTAAAATTGGGTTACTTGAATACTTTTTAATTTCTTTTGGCTTTTGAACCGATTCTTTTACTACAGTTTTAGTTAAAATTGTCTGTTCATTAGATTGAATTACATTGGATTGATTGCCTGCCAATATTTCCGTTAATACTTTTGGAATTAAAGTAGGTAATGTTTTATTCAACTCTTCTTTAATCACAGATCTAATTAGTTCTTTTAATTCATTACTTTTCATACTCTATATAATTATCATTAAATATTACCTATTGTATTATTTATTTTGTTATTTATTGAAGCTGGGTCAGGTAACTTTGGTATTTTTACGACTTTTACACGTTTTCCTATTGTTTGTCTAAGTTTAGATTGAGTTTCAATTCCTGCCGTTTTCCCTACATATTTACCAACACTTGAACCAACACTTCCTAAGTTTGATCCTATAGTATTTGCAATTTTATTTGTAGGTAAATATCCACCAATAGCAGTTCCCAATTTAGAACCAACCGATTCTCCAACTTTTGATCCTACATAACCACCTACTTTTTCACCAACACTACTATCTAACACGGTGTTAATCACACTTCCTACTTTTTCGTTTACTGTTATTGATTTACTTTCTACTTTTCCAACTACATCTAACGGAGTTGATCCTATAACTGATGTAACTTTGTCTGTCGCTTTTCCTGTAAAACGATCTATACTTTTATCTTTTAAATTATTGGCATCAAAATTATAAGGACTATAATCTGATACATTTACTAATCCATCCGTCTTTTCCGTAATTGTATTAGAAACCATACCAACTTTTGATGTTACTCCTCCTGTAATATTTTCCGCTTTATTTAAAATGTTACCTGCAATATCAGTTGTTTTACCTATAACACCCCCCGTAACACTATCAACTTTTGATACTACATTACCTGCAACATCATAAACTTTAGATGCTGCATTTCCTAAAATGCCCGTATCAACTCCACTCAAAACATCTTTCGTAAAATTACTTACTCCGCCAATAGCACCCCCAACAAAATTACCGGCAGTATCACCAATCGAAAGTTGTGTTTTTGATGCAAATTTATCTATTGATCCACCTACTTTACTGGAAACATCGGATTTTAACGCAGTAACAAACTTCAATCCATTAGATCCTTCGGTTGGAGCACCAGATAAAGCAGGATCAATGTCAACAAATGATTTTAATTTATTAATCATAATTAAATTTCTTCATATTGAATTTCTACTGGACCTTCTCGTCTTACTTTTCCTTTAAATGTTCCCGGCAATCCTTGACCTGATACTATATTTACAGATACTGGTGCAGTTGCATTTTTAAATCCTTCTGGCATTATACCATCTGCGCCTGGCGCATAACCACCACCAGTAACGAATACTCTTCTACTCATTAACTTGTCAAGATTGTCTCTTAAAAACTTTAATTGTTTATCTTGAACCGATTCTTGAGTTTTATTTGGATTTGCATTACCAGTTTTTGGATGTGTATGATTATACCAATGAACGTGATTTAGTAACCAATTACATAAATCATATAACCAATCTACTGTAGTTTGTCCTAATAATACTGGTTCATTTGTTTGACCATATTGTCCCAAATAAATTGCAGGACTATTAAATACTGTTTTATTATTGGTAGTCATTACAATTTGATCATGTGCATCAACTGTATATTCACTATCAGTTACGATTCCATATCTTTCTTTTGAAAAGTGTAATGTTTCACCAAATCTACTGCTTAGAATCAATCTATCTGTATTAATTACAATTTGATCGCCTTTTAAATTTTCTATATCAAAGTTATATGCAGTAGAACCTTTTGGTGAAAATAGTGGTTGTTCTTCTTTTCCCTGTTGAAATATAGATTTATAACAAGTTGTTCTCCATTTAGATTTAGTCAATCCAGATGTAATGTGAATAGAACTACCATCGTGATTAATATCTTCATCAATTAAACCACCAACATTTTTTTGCGAATCTATAATTGCAGGAATTGGCGGCAGTTTTGAACTATCAGATATAGGTTTATCCAATGATAATTTTCTCTGTCTATTTCTAATTAAAACCATTGGGTTACCACAACCTTCATTTGATTTATTTACAGTGGGATCGCCTTTATAATCAGAATAAAAACCTTTATCATTATCTCTTATATCATCATATGCAGAAAAACGAATTGATTGTCCATGACGACTTTCAAGAACAGTATCTCCTTCGTATCTTCTCAATTTTCTAATTTTTGAATTTGCTAAGAAATATGAACCAAGTACTCCTTTTACTTGATTGTTTGAAATTTTCTTAAATGAATTCAATGATAATGGACCCTCGACAGATTCGGTTTTTAATCCGTCTTCTGATACTAAATCTTTATTTCCATCATTATTACCATAAAATTTTTCAAGTCGAAAATTAGATTCTTGATTAATAAATCCATTTAAATTTAATTTTCTCGTATAAAATAATTTATCCAAATACTTTACAACAATTACTACTTCATTTAATAATGGATATTCTACTATACCAGTAGATTCCATTGGAAATGCCCATGACAACTTTTCTTTTTCCAATCCTTGTTGTGAAAAACATAATCTTACTCTACAAGCACCTATATAACTGTAATCTATATCTTTTTGATTAGGCAATTCATTTTTATAGTTTGCTGGTATATTTCTAATATCCACCAAATGTCTTTTATTTACTATTTCGGAATGTGTTTCATCCAAAATTACATCCAACACAATTGCTGGTTCCAATTCATAAAATTCATTCGCAGAGGTTGTAGTTGTTTGATTTCCAACCGACAAACCAATGTTATTTAACTGTCCAAAACTAATAGGAGAAGATTTTATATTAAAATATGGCATATTATTTCTTTATTTCAATTGGTGTATTCATCGTTTCTGTAATCTTTCCTACTTCAGCCATTAATTGTTGTCTTTCTTCTTCTGATAATCCACCTACTTCTTCTGCCCCTTTATTATCGTTACTTACCAATCTTTGTACTATTGCAGCTAATTTAACTAATTGTTCATCGTTTCTCACACTTACATCCAAGTAATCTTTTATAAGAGGAACGATGACAATAGCATCATTTGGTGTTTTAATCATACTTCTGAGATCAGATACCAAAATATCAATTTGGTCTTTTTTCTGTTCAGAATTGATTACTACATCCTTAAGTAAGTTTGAATATTTCTTACCTTTATACAATTCAAAATCTAAATCCATACCTATAAATAGATATGGATTTGAATAATTACACTATCAATTTAATTTACCTCTATCTAAATAAGATTGAGCAATTACTTTTTGGTAACTCTTCATTTTATTTATTACTTTGGTAATTTGTTGTGTCTTACATGACGAAATTTCTCTAATATAGAGATACAATGCTTTTTTATTAAATGCATCAATTCTATCACAGTTTCTAAACAATTCTATTACTGCATTAGCAATATTTAAATCTCTTTGTTTAGTAAAAATACGACCAACATTTCTTTCCCAATAATCAACCATCAACTTAAGAAATTCATTGGTTTCTACATCTTTATGATGTGCATCAACTGTCTGTAAACACACTGAAGATTCACTTGGAGTATCTGCAATGTTTACATGTTGATTGTATTTTTTATAATTACCGTTATTATGAAAAATGAGATAGTTTTTAGCAACTATACTAAAATAACTGAATGCTTTTCCTTTACCTTCTTCAAATTTATTCATGTTAGAAACTAAATGCGCAACAGTTTCTTTTTGAATTTCAATTGGACTATTATCAAAATATGTAAATTTGAATGTGTTGAATACATTTTCTACCAACTTTTCAAATGCATTCTTAATAT